GATCTCATCTTGTAGGAGGCCACCCATCAGAAGTACTCCTAAGTCCCTATGCTCTGTGCGTTCTATGCCATGGTCTGAGACAACCATCCAGGCATCGGGCTGAAGGGTATCTAGTAGCTTGTCAAGCAAGCTATCTACCAATAGGATACCCAAACGTTCTACTTCTGCCCACAGCCACTTATTGCTACCATAGATATGACCGAGCCTATCTGGGAAGCGAAAGCCAATGGCAGCAAAGTCAACAGGTGTGGCCTCGCATTGCTGAATGAACAGATCTGCCATGCCTAGGCGTTCTTCGCGTATGCGTGCTACGGCTGCTAGAATATCTAGACCATACCACTCTGTACCCTCTTTGTTGGCCTCTTCAGTCCACCAAACCATATCCCAGTACACAGGATCAGGCTGAGGAAAGCTTAGTTCCTTCATCTCGGGCAGATATGGAAAGCCTGCTATGTAGAACTCTAAGTTCTTTGAAGGGTAGGCAACAGGCATGTTCCAGATGCCTGCCTTAAGCCCAGGCGGCAATAGAGCCCACATGCACCTCTCTGCAAAAGCCTTGGCTGGTGTAGTAAACTCAGTTGCCTGGCCCCAAGGGTCCTTTACACCATGTACATCAGCAGGCAGACCTGTGTAGATCGTCGTCCAGGCCGGCCCAGTATAAGGAGTCGGGCTTCGCAATGGCTGGCACGGATGCCTCCTGCCATAGACTTGGTAGGCTTTGGCATCAAGTGCATCTACTCCTACTAGAAGAAATTTCATGCTAGCTCCAGTACGTGCCTCTCGGCATAGTCTCTGTAGAATGCGTCCTGCCGTGCCTGTCGCTCACTCGTCTTGTAGTGTAGCAGCAGGCAGTTCTTAGGTGCTTCACAGCTACGATCTGTGAATGTCTGCTCCGACAACCAACCTTCGTAGCGCATATAGCCACGCATCAGCCGGAATGTGAGCTCACGTGCACGGTCGTCGTTCAAGGGCTGACCGTCGATACGGTTCTCTCTGGTAAAGTATACTGCATCGAAGTCGTCGCTGCAGTAGTCTCGGGTGAACCACTCTATGAAGCTGAGCATCTCTATCGTAGGCCACTCGTCAGCATCAATGATCAAAATCCAAGGCTGCGTGGCTGCTATGATGCCCTTGTTGCGTGCCTCACCGAATCCAGCCTCTTCGACATCTGCATGCACCACTGCAGCGCCATACTGGCGGGCAATCCTGATCGTAGCATCCGTCGAGCCTGTATCAGTCACTATGACTTCCTTGACCCAGGGACCGACGTACTCGAGTAGAGGGCCTAGCAGGGCCTCCTCGTTTTTGACCATTATACAGAGTGCTACGTTAGCTCTTCTTGCCATCCCAGTGAGGCCTCCAAACTCCTTCCCTGGTATACCCAAGGTTACGGACTACGTAACCACGGTTAGAGTCATAGCCTGTTACGCAGTACATCAAGAAGGCTTTAGAATTGTATTGAGTGATGAATGAGAGCTCAAAGTTCTTTAGTATGTCACGCCACTGGTTTGCTCGGAGCAGACGCTCGTCGCCAAACTCCTGGTGTGAATAATAGACTGTAGGTACAACGACAAAGACCTTCGGCGAGAACCTCAGCTGTTGTTGGAGCATTCGCTGAATCTCTCGATCACTACGATGCTCTAGGACCCCCAGACTCACACAGGCACCGACAGGAGCGCCCATGCCTCCTAGCCCGTTATAGTCTACTAGGCTGGGAACGTGAAACGTCCGGTCTGGGTTGAGCCCAAGCCCACGTAAGGTCTCGCGAGCACACTCAAGGGCCTCCGTATCGTCAGTCATACCCCATGCATCGTACCCCTCGAGTAGCAGCTCAGCGAGAAGGGCTCCCTCTTCCATACCGTAGACTATAGTGCGTTCACTCTTCAGATGGGCCTTCTCAAGCTGCTTGTAGAAGGGTGCATGGCGTACACGCTCTAGGGCTAGGTCCTGACGGCTCTTCGGAACTCGGGCTCGTGGAGGGGCGACAGCTGCACTGACATCCTCGATGGCGTGTAGTGTCTTTAGCAGTGCTTTGCCTGCTGCATCAGGCCCGTGCATCGAGCGAAACCACTTAGCCCCTCTACGAGCCTTCTCGAAAGCCTGCTCCTGGTGGCCGTAGATCCAGCGCATAGTATCGACGAGCTGATCCCAGTCAGGATCGTCCCAGTTGCCACCGAGGATCGATGTCGAGCAGCCAGTTAGCTCTATCGGCCAATTGTACTGCTCATCGCAGACGTCTATCATCCCAGAGCTACGCGACATGATAGTCGGTACGCCCATAGCCATTGCCTCTCGTGGTGGCAGACCGAAGCCCTCACCACGGCTAGGGAAGACCATACAGTCGACCTCATCGCGGAGTATTTCGAATAGGCGCTCTGGTAGCATGTTCTCGTCGATGATCGTTATCCGATCGTCGTCTAAGGTCGGGAGCATCTTCTCACTCCAGCCGAAGATACCAAGACGAGTCTTGAAGATCATTCTGACGTTAGGGTATCTGTAGCGTGGGAAGGCCTTCTTGAAGGCCTCAAGAGTCTCCAGGGGTGCCTTACGCCCTGTGAGCGTTGCGTATTGAAAGAATGTAAAAGTGCGTTTCGGCTTACGCTCGATATGCTCACCTATGCAGTACATAGGGTTGATCGCCAACGCCACAACGTCGATCGGCTTGCGAACGAATTCTGAGAAGACTTCCTTGCAGTACTGGCTAGGTACGAATAGCCTATCGACAGCGTTACACTCGTGCTTCCACTCTGGATGGTTCTCGAGTGGATTGGTCGACTCGTACATCGTCAGCCCGATCTTGTAGGGCGTCGGCAACTTGACAAACTCACCTGGCGTTGCCATGCAGAGCCCTACCTTGAATAGCTTGCCAGTGTCGGCTGGGTTCTGCAGAATCTCTATAGTTTCAGGTAGTAGTCCTTCCTCTACGACAAACCAGCAGGGTTGAACAAATGGCCGTCCACCTGCTCGGAGAGTAGCATGCAATAAGTGCTCGGCTCCAGTAGCGTACCCATCACCCATCGAGAACGGTGACATCCAGAGGAACTCTGGCAGACTGGCATAGGCTTCCTCCTCCTTAGGTAGGCGGATATCGGCCTTACGTTCTCTGAGTAGGCGGTAGGCCAGGAACCGGGGGACTGACGTCCAGACCCCCGGTTCTAACCTTACTCCGTCACCTGGATACAGTTGAAGTACGCCTGTGCGATTGCGTACCTCAACACTAGGCTGAGATGGTGATCGTTCCAAAGAGGTCTCCTACAACCATCTTCTTCCCGTACCTCGTCCGGACATTCCGTGACCACTTATCTACGTTCTTGTAGTAGCCCGTGACCGGCTCATACTCCGCGTAGACTAACGGCATCGGCGCCAGAGGAATGTACGGTGCATAGACGTAGCCAGTATCGGTTTGTGACCGTGGATACACACCCATGACACCTACGTCCTGGTCGATAAACACCGTCACGTATATGTCCCAGAAACCAGTCAGTGTGCCTAAGAGCTTGACACCCAGTGGGACCACTTGGGGCGGCTGCGAAGGTGCCGGTGCGAAGTCCTGCATCTTCCGGATGTAGCGAGCTAGCCGACGACCACAGACCACGTAGTCGGCTGCCCTATAGCGGGCGTTGTAGATCTCGTCTTCGAGGTCGATGAGAGCGTCACCTAGAGTCTGGTACCAATCCTTGCGGGTAACGTAGCCCGCGCCTAGAGTCCAGTTCCAGGTTACTGCACCAGCAGTAGCACCGGCTATGATCTCGGCAAGGATGCGCTGGTCAATTTCGCGCAAGATCTCCTGCGCCATATTGCTCACCAGCTCCTGCTCGACGTTCAAGCCTAGCGCTCCTCGGGCGTCTTCCTGAACCTCGGTCGACCACGATGCGCCCAGGATGTCCTTGATGGCTTCGATGGTGACAGAGGTGATCTCCATCTTCACACGCAGCGGAACTGCGTTCTCCTCGCTGATGGCGTAGTCCGAATCCAGAGTTGTAAGACTCGTCTCCGGACTTACGTCCTCGCGCTTGAAGTCTTGGTAGAACACCTTCGCCACCCCACCGCTCATCAAAGGCATCGGCTGGACGGAAGCGATCTTGGTAGCAAGCAACTGCGGATACACCTTGCGGATAATCGGCAGTGCATACTTCTGAGGTAGGACGACGTCCGTGGTCATAGTGGCCTCTGTGAAGAAGCCACTTGAACATGCTTGCTGGTTCTCGAAGATGATGGCCATACTCTCCCATATACCCTTCTCGATGGGCTCAAGGCCGTACTCGGAACCGTCAAGCAGCCACTCCCACTTCTTGACGAGCTCACGCTTGTAGCGTGCTTGCTCTTCGAGGTAGGTCGTGTAGTTCTGACCCTCCTCGAGAACAATTAAAGGTGTGGATCTCGGTGGCATTTCATACCTCCTAACTTGGCATCGCGCGCCCAACTCCTCCTGAGCCTACCTAGAGAAGCCAACGACCTCTTGCTGGGCAGGCGACAACTTCGAACGTCCCCCGGCCTCTTCCACTGCAGGGCCGGTCTGACCGTCAGCTGTCGTACCAGCACTCAGGGAAGGGATCACCGACTCCAAGAGAGCGTGGATTGCCTGGGTTCGAATCTCGGGAAGCTTGGCGGGGATCTCGTCTACCCCCTCCGTGACCTTGCGCAGCTCCTCCACAATAACCTTCCCGACTTCCTGCTGAGCTGCTTGATTGAGCCCGAGCTCGTACTCGAGCTCCTTGATACGGTCGCCCGCTGTCACGAGCTGCCCTTGGAGCTCCTCAACCTTCGTGGCCACCCCAGGAGGTGGATCTGCAGGAGTTTTGGGATCCTGCGTGTCTGCCTCAGGGGGGTCCTTCGGATCGGGTGGGGCTGCCTGGGCCTCTTCAAGTCTGACCTTGAGGGGCCCCACAACCTCCGCCAGGAGGTCCGGGCGATGCTCTTTCAGCTCTTCGAGTGTAAGTGTGTCCAGATCCATGTCACTAACCTCCTCTGCAGTGATACTGACCAACTGTGAGGCTTCTTCCAGGAACGACTCAATGCCTGCGCCAGTTATCCCAGGGTCGTCGGTCAGGTCGATACCTTCGATGATAGCCCATTCCATAACCTCCAGAACACGCCCATCGACTTTACCCATGCGGCTCTTGTATCGCTTGACTGAACGAACCGAGGTCCCAGGCATTACTGCCTTCCTGATTAACTCTTGAACGTCCCGTCCTTCGCTGGTCTCTGTGATAATCGCCTTGTACTTGATGCGGTCTTCCTCACGCCATAGATCAGCTGAGATCTTACCGACAGGCAGCCCGTCTGGTAGCCCGTAGGGTGTCGGTGCCTTCGGTAGAGCCCGAGCGTGCCGCGAGTAGACCGTAACGATGCCTTTCTCACTCATGAACTTGTTGGTGGCCTTCATAGCCACGTTGTTGAACTCCTCCGAGTAGAACCGACCGTTACTCGAGATGGCATTGTCGATCAGTGCCGTACCAATGACCGTGAATGCTGTCTCCTCCTCCTTATCCTCAGCTGCTACAGCTTCTTCGAAAGCTAGGGAGTCGGTATTGAAGAGTGTCGTTGCCATCGAGCGCCAACCAGGTGAGCTCTCGTGCACACCCTTCTGGCCCGACTTGAGTACCGGCAGGCCATCCGTACCCATCTCGATACCCTTCGGTCGGTTCACTCACAGCTTAGCAAGTACAGCCTTGCGGTCTGGGCCTTCTTCAAGGCTAGGCTGTAGGTAGGACTCCCACGAGGCCATCTTCCATGCAGCTAGCCAGCCCTTGGTGTTAGGCCTACCCTGGACTTGGTAGGGGAACTTGCGGTGCTTGGGCCTATCCAGCTTTGCTCGCCCTTCGATACTGGCGCTCTGGTACTTGTAGCTCAGCCATGCAAAGTCGCCATCGTCGAGAGCTACTGGCGTGAGGCCTACCGGCAGCCACTCCTCAGCTACTGCCTTCTGGGTACTCTCCACAAGCTCTGCGGTAATGTATGCCCGCTGGAGCTCACGAGTATCCCCAAGTGTGACTTCCTGGTTGGCCGCGATCGTGTAAGTGATCTCGAACAGCCGCCCCTGCCACTCCACAACTACCTGGGTGTCTGCAATGTCTACGATGTAGGGACCTGAGTAGTTGTAGGACGTGATCTCGTCACCTGGATAGCCGTAGCGTACGCGAAGTGCTATCCGTACCAGCTCGCGCTTGTGCGAGTAAGTCTCGATCTCTTTCAGTACGATCTCGTCGGCCATCGATATGTCCTCCTCTATCCCCTTAGCGTGTGCTTGCTTGACGGTCATCTTGTGCTTCTTGTAGTAAGCAGCAGCACAACGCGCTTTGGCAGTCTTGAGTACTACGCCTTCCTTAACGTAACTCTTCACACAATTTGTGTACTCCTTAGGCATTAGGTTTGGCTCCTGGCTGCTCTCCCCGGACTGGCTCCTGTGTCGTGCCCTCGGGAGGTTCAGTACCCATCCCTCCGGCTGTGCGAGCACCGTAGCCGCTTGGGGCCACCTGGAGCATGTCACCTAGGACTCCCTCATTGTGTAGGAGCTCTAGCTGCTCCTTTAGCTGCGTCTCCAGCCGCTTCGTCATCTGGTCCCACTCAGCTGGCGTCATCTTGATATAGCTGCGAGCAGCAAACTCAGCATCCAAGGACTGAAGCCTCCTGAACAGCACACTTGCCCTACCAAAGTTCAGTAAGGCCTCCGAGCGGTCCTTCTCGTCGAAGAGACTAGTCGTCGGCCATACACCCTTGTAGGGTATCGTAAATGGATTGTAGCCCTTCAGCACAAGGGCTAAGTCGATCACGTGAATGAACAAGAAGCCCAATACTTGCTGTGCACGCCTGACGGCTCGTGCAAAACGCCTATCCTGCTGAGCGAGAGTCGTCTTCGTGCGGACATCTTGTTCAAGGCCTAAGTAGGCTCTCGGCACCCTGCCAGGTACGATGACCTTGTTGCGGTAGTACTCCACTGGGGCGAGGTTCCAGAAGCCAGAGTTACTCGTGTCAAGAACACTCACATCACTCAGGCTCTCCTGGAAGGTTCCACCTGCCTGGTGGTAGGCACGCCCTAGGAATATGTCCTTAGGCACGGTCATCACCTTCTCACCCAGGG